GGTGCGCGCCGACGAAGGCGTGAGCGCTTTCATCGCGCGCACCCATGTCACGCAGGAGAGCGGCGCTGCCCAGACCAACGACGCGTCGAGCGGCGCGGACGTGGTCGACGCGACCGTGTCCAAGGGCGAAGGCGAAGCGGAGGGTACTGCCGATGCTACCGCCGAGGACGGCAAGGGCGGCAAGATCGGCGACGCACTGCTCAATTCGCCCGGTCACACCGAAGTGATCTTCGATGACGAGGCGATTATCGCTCGTGCCCAGTCCGACAGCGGGATCACTCCAGAAGATTGGGCCAAGCTGTCTGACGCGGTGCGCGAGGAGAGCATCGCCAAGGCGCGCGAGGCACTCGAAGCAGAGCAGGCCGCCGTGGCAACGGAGCAACCCGTTGCAGGAGAAGGCGACGGTGGCGAGACGGTCGAGAAGACCGAGGAAACCGCAGAGACGCCGAACCCGGATGCGGAGCTGCTTTCGCAGGCGACAGCCAAGCTCGACGAGCTGCGGGCTACGTTCAAGCTGGAGACGACCGCCAAGCGTACGTCGATGTACGTCATCGGCTACATCGCTGACGCGATCACGACCATGGGCTACCTGCTTCAGGAGAGCGACTGGAACGGGCTATCTCCTGAGGTCGAGCAGTCGCTGAAGAACGCGGCGCGCGAATGCCTAGCAGCCTTCTTGCAGGCGTCTACGGATGTTGCGGCGACCTATCAGGACGCACTCGATCTGGTCGAGGACAATGACGGCGCAGCCGGTGGAGCGGTCGTGAAGACCGAAGAGACACCGTCCGCGCCGCAGGTCGATATGGCCGCCATCGGTGAGATGATCGCCACGGCGGTGAAGGATGCCATCGCACCGGTTACCGGTGCGGTAGCTGAGGTCAGTCAGAAGATGGCGGAGGTCTCCGAGACCGTCGCCACCGTAAAGACCGATCTCGATGCACGGGTGGACGCGCTCGAAACGCGCGGTCAGGCCCGTAAGGGAGAAGTCACTCCTCCCGTTGTCGAGCGCAGCCAAGAAGAGAAGCCCCCAGTCAAAGCCCACCGTGGCATGCTGGCGGCACTCGGCAGTCGTCGCGCCAACGAGGCTTAGGAGCATCACCCAAACGAACCATCACGGCCCACCCGTGTAGAAAGAAGGAATACCATGGATAAAATTCAGCGCGCTGATCTGGCCCTTGCGGACCTGACGGCAAACGGTGGCGTCCTGAACCCCGAACTTCAGGATACGTTCTACCGGAAGATCATCGACGAGCCCACGTTCATCAAGCAGACCCGCACGGTCCCGATGAACGCGCCCGAGATGAAAATCCCGAAGATCGGGTTCGGCAGCCGCGTCATCCGCCCGGCCCCGAACACGGGCTCCGGTGGTTACGTCGACGGTGGCGACAACACCCGCTGGCTGCGTGCCGCTGATCGCGTGAAGCCGGACTTCGGTCAGGTCGATCTCACCACGAGCGAGATCATCTCCGAAATTCACATTCACGACGACCTGCTCGAAGACAACGTCGAGCGGGAGCAGATGGCCGAGACCATCATGACCCTTCTGGCCGAGCGTATTGCGCTCGACCTCGAAGAGTTCGTGCTCAAGGCGGACAAGTCGCTCACCGCGACTGACCCGCTGCTCGCGCTTCAGGACGGCGTCCTGAAGATCGCCACGTCGAACGTGGTGAACGCGGCTGGCGCTCCGGTCAGCATCGACGTGTTCAACAACATGAAGAAGGCGTTGCCGACGCGCTTCCGGCGCAACCTGTCGCAGCTTCGCTTCCTCACGTCGATGAACGTCGAGAGCGATTATCGCGTGCAGGTCGCAGGTCGCGGCACCAGCCTCGGCGATCAGGTGCTCACGGGCTCCGTCGCTCTGCCGGTCCTCGGCGTTCCGCTTCAGGGTGTTGCCCTGATGCCGGAGGCGAACGGTCTGCTGATCAACCCGTCGAATGTCATCGTCGGCATTCAGCGGAACATCCGCATCGAACGCGCGCGCGACATTCGTGCGCGTAGCTGGATCATCGTCGTGACGATGCGTCTCGGCTTCGCCATCGAAGAAGAGCTGGCGGTTGTGAAGCTGACCAACCTCGGCTAAACAACGCTGATGGGAAGGGACGGCTACTGATGTGGCCGTCCCCTACCTAAGCAGAGGCAATCCCACACGGGTAGCAAAGGAAGAAGAGAATGGCGGACGAGACGGAAGGCGGCGCAGTCGCCAACAAGGTCGAAGTCGAGGCGACGCTGGTTCATGGCGAAGTCTACTACCTCGGTAACAAGGTTTTTCATCACGGTAAGCCGGTCCCAGTGACCGACGAAGAGCGGGAGATGCTCGAAGACGAGGAGCATGCTGCTGACGTGCTCACGGTCGGTCGTGAAGGCGACAGCCATGTGCGGCTGAAGTTTTCGTTCGCGCCGGTCGGTTCTGGGCAGGATGCCGTGAAGTCACGAAGCGAGGCGGAAGCTCCGTCGCCGCCGCGCCGCGTGCGGGCTGCTGGCAGCCGCTAATTACTTCCCCGAGCGGGGAGGTTGACGGGGCGGGTAGTCGACGAGACTGCCCGCCCTTTTGGTTGAGGAGGACGAGACGTGGACTTGCAGTCGATCACCAGCCTGCCCCTTGTCACGGTCGCTGACGTGATGGACTTCTGTGAGTTGGGTCAGAGCAAGACGCAGCTCGCAGGCAGCTTGGCTATGGTTGCCACTCGCATGATCGAGAAAGAGTGCTCTCGCGCGTTTGCCCCTCAGAGCGCACCCATCGTCGAGCTGATCACCGCGAGACAGACGATCAGCACCCGGTATGATTGGGAAGGTTTTGGCGAGATCACCATGGGAGGCAGCGGCCTGATCCGGATATCGAAGCCGCAGAGCCACCAGCTCCTAGGCGTCAATATCGATCCTGCATCCGTGCAGGTGTGGTACGATCCCACACGCCAGTTCACCGACGATACGCTGTTCGACCCCACCGAGGGCGACTATTTCATGGAGGGGGACACGCTGGTCATCCAGCGCGGCACGTATTACTCGCAGCGCACGCTCAAGGTCAGCTATACCAGCGGGTTTCCAGTGGTCGCAGAGAGCGGCACAGAGCCGGAGCACTTGGGTTCTGTGCCGGAGGAGCTGCGGCAGGCGTGTCTATTTCAGGCAGCGTTCCTGAAGATGCGCGCCAAGCCCGATAACATCGGCATGGAAGGCGAGCGGACCAAAACCACCAAGGGCACCAACAATATCATCGCCCCGTTCACCGTGCTGGGCGGCCTGTGTCCGGAAGCTGCGGCGTTCGCCGATCCGTACAAGCGGGTGTTGATAGGCAACTCGTGATCACAGTCGAGATCGAGGTCGGCGGTCAGCGCTTCGAGAACATCGAGAACGCCTTCAAGCAGCTCGGTGACAAGCTGGAGCACGTTCTAGACGAGGCTCCACCGATCCTAGGCAAGTCGCTCGGCGATGCGTTGCAACAGGTTGCAAAGAAGTTGGCCGAGATGCACGGCAATCCGTGGAACGGCGAAGTAGCATCGGGAAGCCAGTTTCTTCAGGTTCGCAGCGGCGAGGGTTTGCGTTCGATCCAGAAGAGCATCGAAACCAAGATCGGAAAAGGCGAAGATTTGGTCGCGGGGCAGATCAGCGCCGGATCGATGGGTATACACGAAACAGGCGGGGTCATCCGGGCTACACGCTCGAAATACCTGACGATCCCCTTGCCCGATGCGATGGATGCGCGCGGCATACCGCTGAAGCCCCGTGCAGGGGACTGGGACAACACGTTTGTCGCAAGAAGCAAGGCAGGCAATCTCCTGATCTTTCGACGCGGCCAAGCCTCTCGGAAGATCACTCCGCTGTATCTGCTCAAGACCGAAGTGAAGATACCGCCGAGGCTGCATCTGGAGGATACCATCACCGGCACTGGCCTGCCATATTTTGAGAGCCGGGCGCTGGAGGATATCAGCAAGTTGTTGGAGAGGTTCTGACATGCCTGTTTATGACGAGACCGTGAGGAAGCTGGCGCTGAATAGCCTGAAGCAAAGGTTCTTGGACCAGCGCAAAGGTGTCGACGGGGCCGCGATCACGTGGGACTTCGTGAGCAGCGATCCCTTGACCGAAGACCAGAAGCAGGCTGGTAATGCGATGGGCGTCTATCCGACGACTACGCGGACCAAGCAGATCGTCGGCTGGGACGAGCACTGGATGCGGGTTATTTTCGAGTTTCACGTCAAGGTGCTCGACGGCGACAGCCCTTCTGATGCTTTGGAAGATGCATTGGGCGAGGTGCAGCGCGTGGTGTTTCTGGATACCAATTGCGGCGGCCTCACCATCGATATCAACGAGGTGGGTAGCGATACAGAGATCGGCCTGCCAACGGATCGCGTCGCTCAAGGCGGACTGGCCGTGGATGTTCGCTACCGGCACCGTACGGGTAACCCGTATGCGATGTGATCTACACGTCTTGACAGCGGGATGCCTGATGTCCGATAACGCGGCGCAGTAGGGCACTCGTGCCGTCTACACCTTATTCGCTTAGGAGACAGACATGAGCGGCTTGCTGACGAGGAAAGGCTCTCTGCGCTTCGGCCTCGAAACGACGCTGGGCGTCAACCCCGGCCTGACCGGCGCGGGTGCCATCGAAGTCGAAGACCCGAACTTCACCACCGACATCAAGATGCTTCAGCGGAAGTACTCGACCAACGATCTGTCGCCGTTCTCTCAGCGCGTCGGTCGCATCCTCGCTGGCTTCGAGTGGAAGACCAACCTCGGTGGCAACGGCCTCGTCCAGTCCGGCCTTGCGGCGGATATCCCGATCCATGCCAAGCTGCTCCAAGCCTGCGGCATGCAGCTCACGCAGATGGACGGTGCGGGAACCAACAACAATTCCGGTCCGGTCGTTCCGAATTTCGACAACCCGTCGACTTCGCCCCTCGTAACGTGGGCCAAGACCGCCACGGCAGTGACCATCACCGCTCCGGTGTTTCTCGTCCTGACGGTCGTGACGCCGGGTGCGTCTGGTGTCGCCACCATCTCGGTGACCTCCAATAACACGACTGTTCAGCCCAACATCGCCGCGACGGTGGTGACTTCTGGCACGCCGTTCCTGTTGGGCAATTGCGGTACGCTCACGCCGAGCTGGACCGGCGCGCTGACCGCAGGTCAGAAGTGGAGCGTGGCCGTGTTCCCGAAGGGCTGCTTGCTGCGCCCGACCAGCGTTGCATCGAGCATGAAGACTGGCTCGTTCGAGCTGAACTTCGATGGCCTGAAGCACGAAGGCAATGCGGCGATGGGGTCGTTCTCCATTGACGCCATGGCCGGTGATTATGCGCCGATCAGCTATCGCTTCGTCACCACGTGGGTCGATCCTGTCGACGCCGCGTCGCCGAGCGATACGTTCACCAACCCTATCGCTCCGATGGTCGAGAATGCTGGCTTCACGTGGGGCGGCAACAGCGGTCTTCTGGTCGAGAAGTTCTCTCTCGACATGCAGAACCAGATCGAGGCTCGTTCCAGCGTCAACCACCCGAAGGGCTACTTCGGCTGCCGTATCACGGATCGCACGCCGCAGGGCGGTTTCGATCCCGAGGTCGAGTACGAAGGGACGTACCCCTTCTGGCAGGAGTTCACCAACTCCAAGACCCGCTCGCTGTTCGCCCAGATCGGCACGCAGGTGGGCAATACTGTGGTGCTCTACTGCCCGATGGCGCAGGGTTCGGACCAGAAGTACGGCGACCGGCAGGGTCTGCGCACGTACGACAAGTCGTACAACGCCACTCGTCTCAACGGCGACGACGAAGTCTACGTCGCGTTCTGCTAGTGCAGCCGCAGGAGCAAGCCTCTTTTTCCGGGCCGGTGTCTTCAGGGGCACCGGCCAAGGCTTTCGGGACCAAGACCTACGTGGTCTTGCAGCGCCAGTTCCGTGGTCCGAAGGACAGGCGGCCCAATGTCAAAATCCT